TTTTGTGAATCAAGAGATTACACGTTTGAATACCAAAATGGATTAGAATTAGAGGACGAATACTCAGAATATCATGCAAAGAAATTTATATCATCAGTTAACCCACATGCTCGTGGAGAACCAATTGAGGTTAGAACACACCAAATTAATGCCTACATTCATGCAATGCAGAAACGCCGAGCGTTACTCGTATCTCCAACAGCTTCAGGCAAATCACTCATCATCTATCTCATCTTTAGACAACTCTGGCAATACCAAAATTTAAAAGGACTTGTAATTGTTCCAACCACTTCTTTGGTTGAACAGTTATTCTCCGATTTTGGAGATTATAACGATGGCAGTATGGAAGAACATATACATCGTATCTATCAAGGTAAAGATAAGAACACAGATAAACCGTTGACAATATCCACTTGGCAGTCCTTGTATAAAATGCCAAAAGAATATTTTGAACAGTTTGATTATGTAATTGGTGATGAAGCGCACAACTTCAAAGCACAATCACTTACTTCCATTCTTACTAGTTGTGTTAATGCCAAATACCGATTCGGTTTAACAGGTACACTAGATGGCACTAAAACACATAAACTGGTATTAGAAGGTTTATTTGGTCCAGTTAAAAAGGTTATTTCTACAAAAGAGTTAATTGATAAAGGTGAAGTTTCTAATTTTGAAATTAAATGCCTTGTATTAAAACATTCCGATGAAATATCCAAACTACTCAAAGGTAAGACATATGCCGAAGAAATCGACTATCTTATTTCAAACGAATCTCGAAATAAATTCATTAAGAATCTGGCGGTTAGCTTAAGAAAAAACACTTTGGTATTATATCAAATGGTTGACAAACATGGCAAAATACTGTATGATATGATTAAGAACACGAAGTTGTTAGGTGATCGAAAAGTCTTTTTTGTCCACGGAGGAACAGATACTTCTGACAGAGAAGAAATTAGAAGAATAATGGAGATAGAGAACGATGCTATTATTGTTGCTTCTTTTGGTACTTTTAGTACAGGTATTAATATTAGGAATTTGCATAATATTATATTTGCGATGCCCACGAAGTCAAGCATCAGAACGCTTCAATCGATTGGACGGGGTTTACGACAATCCGAAGGAAAAGAAATAGCCACTCTGTATGATATCTCTGATGATCTAAGAGTTGGTAAATATATGAACTACACTTTGAAACATATGGTGGAAAGAACTAAGATATATAATGAAGAAGCATTCCCATTTAAAATCTATAAGATAGGACTAAAAGATGGAAAGTAATATTAAAATAGTCAGATTGTTGAATGGTGAGGATATTATTGGTAATGTTACATCCATGAATTCAGGTATTTACAATGTAGAAGAACCAATGACTGTTGGTATTGAATATCGTAACAAAGAAGCTGGACTGATGATGCATCATTGGTTGCCAGTTCAACTTCTGAAAAAGAATGAAATCATTATTGAGAACAAAGATATTTTAGGCATTTTGGAACCTAACGATGCATTCTGTGAGTACTATCTCAGTACTGTGGAAAAAATTAAAGATTTGTTAAAAGCAAAGAATCTTGTGGATAGTTTAGATGATGATGAAGTGAATGATATTATGGATGCTTTTGAAGAGATGGATAATGATGGAGTTATATTACATTAGGATATGTTTATATGTTCTTCAAACCGGGACATAGTGAATTCTAAAGGACTGTCAAGCATTTGTCAAGTAAAAAACTGGTAAAGATGATAACACAAGAAATAATAAAAGAATATCTGAATTATAAAGAAGGACAATTATATTGGAAAAAACAACCAAATTATGGTATTTGTGTTGGCGATAAATCCGGAACTGTAAATAAACAAGGTTATGTTCAAATAAAGATATTCAATAAACGATATTATGCACACAGATTAATATTTTTTATGTTTAATGGTTATTTTCCACAAGAAATTGACCATATTGATGGTAATAAATCCAATAATCGTATTGAAAATTTAAGACCGGTAACAAGAGAACAAAATAATCAAAACACAAAATTAAGAAAAGATAATACTTCAGGAATTAAAGGTGTGTGTTGGGATAAAAAAAGTAATAAATGGAAAGTACAAATTGCAGTAAATAAAAAAAATCATTTTTTGGGCCACTTTGATAATATTGATTTGGCTAAAAAAACAGTTGACCAGTTTAGAAAAAAGTATCACTTAGAATATGCTAGATATGAATAATATGAAAGAAATAAATTATGGCTGAAAATACACCTGCACCAATTAAGAAACAAAAACATTATATTAATAATCCAGATTTTCTGAGGGCTCTTGTCGAGTATAAAGAAAAGAAAGAACTATCCACAAAGAACAATACGGCACCTCCTCCTATTCCAAATTACATTGGAGAGTGTTTCATGAAGATTGCTGAAGGACTGTCACACAAACCCAACTTCATTAATTATACATATCGTGATGAAATGATGTCGGATGGTATTGAAAACTGTCTAATGTATTTTGATAACTTTGATCCTACCAAATCAAACAATCCATTTGCCTATTTTACACAAATCATTTACTACGCTTTTCTACGCAGAATACAAAAAGAAAAGAAACAGACCTATGTAAAGTACAAAGCTACCGAACAGATGGGTATTCTGGATGAAATGGAAATGATGGAATTGGAAGATGGTAGTACAAGGCAATTTGAACTTTATGATAATATTGCCGAATTTATTGAAACTTATGAAGATGCTAAAGAGGCAAAGAAAGCGGTAAAGAAGCCAAAAGGGATTGAAAAGTTTCTAGGAGAGTGATATAATGTATGAAGTTAAATATTGAGATTAAACATTATGAAGGTAGCAATAATAACGGATCAACACTTTGGTGCAAGGAATGATTCAACTCATTTTTTAGATTATTATGAAAAGTTTTACAGAGATACATTCTTTCCAAAATTAAAAGAAGAAGGTATTACCACAGTATTAATTCTAGGTGATACTTTTGACCGTAGAAAGTACGTCAACTTTTTTTCACTAAAACGAACCAAAGAGATGTTTTTTGAACCCTTGCGAGAGCTGGGTATCAAATCTTTCATGCTTGCCGGTAATCATGATACCTATTTTAAAAACACCAACGATGTAAATTCCGTTCGGTTATTATTACAAGAATACACCAACATTGAAGTTATAGATTCACCCAAAACAATTGAAGTTGATAGTACACCCATTTGCATGATGCCTTGGATATGTACTGAGAATTATGATGAGAGTATTGACATGATTAATACAACCAATGCAGATATTTGTATGGGTCATTTTGAAATTGCCGGCTTTGCCATGCATCGTGGCATGCCATCACATGAAGGATTAGACCGTGGATTATTTAAAAAGTTTGATACTGTGTTTTCAGGTCATTATCACCACCGTTCAAATCAAGATAATATCCGTTATCTTGGTAATCCTTACGAACTCACCTGGCAGGACTACAATGATCCGAGGGGTTTTCATTTATTTGATCTTAGCACTCGTCATTTGGAATTTATTGAGAACCCAAATGTAATGTTCCATCGTGTTATATACGATGATAAAGAAGAATCTATTACCGAAATTAATAACAAAGAACTGTCCAAGTTTACCGGAACTTATGTTAAAGTTGTGGTACTAAACAAAACTAATCCCTATCTGTTTGATAAGTTCATGAATAACTTATATAATGTTAATCCTATTGATATTACCATTGCCGAGGACTTTGCTGACTTGACAGAAGGTGTGGAAGATGATATGATTAATGAAGCTGAAGATACCATTACAATCATTAATAAGTTTGTGGATGGTATTAAAGAAGGTCACATTGATAATGATAAACTCAAATCGGTTCTTAAAGAACTGTACGTTGAGGCACTTAACTTAGAGCAGGCATGATTATATTTCAGAAGGTCCGTTGGAAGAATTTTTTATCCACCGGACAAAGTTTTACAGAAATCAACTTCCAAAAATCACCAAACACATTAATTATTGGTAATAATGGTGCAGGTAAATCCACAATTCTGGATGCCTTGTGCTTTGGTCTTTTTGGTAAACCATTTCGTAAAATCAACAAACCACAACTAGTAAACTCCATCAATCAACAAGCTGCTGTTGTGGAAATTGAGTTTCTTATTGGCAAAAAACAATACAAAGTAATTCGTGGTATTAAACCAAATATCTTTGAGGTTTATTGTAATGGTGTTATGGTCGATCAAGATGCCAAAGCAAAAGATTATCAAGAACATTTAGAGAAATTTATTCTCAAATTAAATTTTAAATCTTTTACTCAAGTTGTTATTTTAGGTTCGGCTTCATTTGTTCCATTTATGCAACTATCTCCTGCTGATCGTAGAGCAATCATTGAGGACTTATTAGACATTGGTATATTCTCCTCTATGAATGGTGTTGTCAAAGAGAAGATGTCGGAAATTAAAGATGCCACCACAAAGACCAAGTATGAAATGGATTTAACTTCTGAGAAGATTAATTTCCAGAAGCAAAGTATTGAAGATCATAAGACCCGTAATGATGAAGAAATTGCCAAGAAGAAGTTGGAAATTAATTCTAGTATTGACCAGAACTTCAAATTACAAAAGGACATTGAATTAATCCAAAAACATATTGATGCTCTACAGAAAAAAATTGAAGATAAACTTTCTGTGGAAAAGAAAAGCAAGAAGTTGTTACAATTAGAATCAAAGATTGAAACCAACATTAAGAAAAATGAAAAGGACATTGCTTTCTATGAAGAACATGACAACTGCCCAACCTGTAGACAAATCATTGACGGAGAATTCAAGTCCGAACAAATTACAGAAAGAAAAACAAAAGTCACTACTCAACGGGAAGGCCTTACGGAAATCTCAGCGGAGATTACTAAAGCAAACAAACGAATAGAAGAAATTAATGGAATCATTAAACATATCTCTGCGCACAATAACGAGATCGTTAAACACACTTCAACCATATCAGCGGTACATGCTTTCATTAATAAACTCCAAAGAGAAGTTGAGGCTCTGTCTACACACAAGGACACACTCGAAATCGATAATGCAAAACTCCGAGAACTTAAAGAAGAACTTGGAACTTTGGTTAAAAAACAAGAAGAATTAGCAACAGAGAAACAGTATTATGAATTTGCCGGTTTACTATTAAAAGATACTGGTATTAAAACAAAGATTATTCGTCAATACTTACCTATCATGAATAAATTGATTAATAAGTATTTGACTGCAATGGATTTCTTTGTAAACTTTAATATCAATGAGAACTTTGAAGAAACCATTAAGAGCAGACACCGTGATGAATTTGGATATGCCAATTTCTCAGAGGGTGAAAAAATGCGTATCGATTTGGCACTATTATTTACATGGCGCCAGATTGCTAAGTTAAAGAATTCAACAAACACCAACTTGTTGATTTTAGATGAAGTGTTTGATTCATCGTTGGATGGTGTTGGTACAGAAGAATTTTTGAAGTTGATTCATGAAATGGGTGCTGATACAAACATCTTTGTTATCAGCCATAAAGGTGACCAACTGTTTGATAAGTTTAGGTC